CCTCGTATCGCTCTTTCAAACTGCCCCTCGTTAATTCCTTGGTATCAAAGGCAAAATAAAAAGACTCCTTCTCCTTTTCGGTCAGTAAGTCCTTATCCAGAGCCGTCTCAATCACGTTTAACAGTGACATTACGGCATTGATATACTCTTTTCTGTCCTCCTCTGTTGCTTCGCCATATAGGATCCTGGAGGAAAACCCGAACATTCCGCAAATATCCTTCGCGTTGCTTTCTTTGTTCTCATTCAACTGCATTTCCACCGATGTATTGGAAGATTCCTTAAATTTCGCCCCTTTGTTCAGCACCACCACATTATCTGTATTGTTGCTGTAAAGGTTATTCCAAGCCCTTTTGATGGATT